CGTCTAGTTTCAGGAGATATCTTATCTTGTAGTTTTAAAAATCTTTCTTGAGAGAACGATAAACCCTCTGCACTTCCTCTGGCTATAGCCAAAGTTTTAACAGCCTTGCGTGCACGCCCTACAAAACTACCAATTATTTCATAAGGTGCATATAAAGAAAATAAAAAGAGTTCGTCTACAACAGCCCTAATACCTAGTTTAGGAACCAGCGTTGCAATTGTCCAAGTATTAGTTACGGTGCTAACAGCATGGCTATTAGTAATAGCACCCATTCTTCTTAAAGCATTCCAGACTTTAGCGCCGTCTTCTTTTTTAGATAAAGCATTCTCGCCAAGAAGATTTGCTATTTCAACAAATTTAGGCTGGCTAACGTTACTAGTAAATTGAAATGGTTGAGAAGGTGTTTTAGAAATTGCTGTATCAAAGTCAGCACCAATACTTACTGATTGTTTATATGAATTGCTTAACTTCATTCCTTTAGAAATATCTAAACTTTGACCTGAAATAAAGCCAAGTGAACCAAAGGTGTCGTCAAGTATACCTTGAATAATGTCAGTGCCGCCTGGTATAGCACCTAAACCACTACTGTGATAAACATCTGCATGTAATGCACGAAGCATTACTCGCCTATCATTCATTTTTAAGTCAGCAAATCTTTGAGTAAGAATTTTTGCTTGCTTATCAGGAAGTACAAGTTTTGCTAAATCTCTAAAAGCAGGTAAACTTTTATATACGTTATCATCATCAGTATATATTGTGCGACTTAATGGATGGCGTGAAAAATACCTACCAACTCTTTCTTTAAAGGTTGCCATCTTAGTAGCAGCCAAGTTAAATAAAGGGTCTGTATTTCTTAAATCAGCAATGTTCTTGGCTACTTTATCAACTTCTTGACCTGATTCTAGATATCTTCCTGCTATGTAAGCAGCATCTAGACTTTTATCAGATTGCTTTAAAACTTCAAATAAGTCATCGCCTTCTGAAACTGGTTGGCGAGTGTTAAATCTTTCCGCTATTTTAAGTCTAAAGTTTTGACGGAACCGTAAACTCTTGTTTGCAGTAAGCACATTGTTAGATGTGTAAAAAATCATGCTATTGCTTTTAGCGTTAAAAAGACTTAAAGCATGTTCACTATCTGTAAAGTATTTACCAGCAGTAAAAGCGTCTTCAATTCCACCTTCTGCAAATTCTCTAATAATAGCGTCGTTGTTATACATTGGATAAAATCTTCCAATGTCATCCATAACATTTGCTTTAACTACATCATCGCCTTCACGAAAGGCTTTAAGTAATTTACCTAGACCAGGAATAGCAGAATTTTCAATACCATCCCATACAGCCTTAACTTCTTTTTCTCTAAATACTAAAGGAACTGCGATATCAGAAGGAATGCCCTTCTTCATTAAGTTACCGTAAATTTTACCTTTATTTAATAAAGGCAAACCTAAAGTTTTATTACTCTTAACGGTTAGGTCAGGCGCTAAAAGACGAGTTGGCGATGGTGCAAGTTCTGATTGTCTTGCAAGAACTTGCTCAACTGCTTCGCGTCTTGCTTGGTATCTAAGAATTATTGGGTCTGTATTAGGAAACTCTTTTAGTTTAACTTTAAGAATATCATCAGTTAATTTAAGCGCTTCTTGGTCTAAAGCACCTGCTGCTTTAACTAAACCTTTAGCAGCACCCCATGTACCTAGCGTAGCCCAAGTTAATGGGTCAGCAAAAATTTGATAGCCTGCGTCTAATACACCTGACACTCTGTCAAATGCTTTTTCTTGTGCAGTAGGTGCATCTGGTGAAAGACGGAATATAAATCTTCCAACGTCTCTACCAAAAGAAATTTGACCACGACGATAGTCTTCAAGAATTATATTAAACTTATCAGGGTTTTCTTGCATGAAGTTAAGAGCACGCTCTAACTCAGGAGTTACTCCGCCAACTTCTTCAATAACTTGCCCTGGTGTTTTACCTACAGTTAAACCTTTAGCAAGTGCTGCAACGCCGTCACCATAAGTTGCATCAAGTTGAGAGGTGTATTTCTTGTCAAATATCTTTTTGCCGTCCCAGTCTTTAGACCAGATAAGCAACATTGAAGGAGTAAATTCTCCTTGACCTAATGCTCTAGTGATGTTATAAGGAGCAGAAAGAGTTTGACTATAAGCAGGTAATGCTGTTTCAAAAGCAAATCTAAAAGGGGAAGAAACTAATGTTTTAATACCTTTACCTAAAGCGCCAAGAACAGTCCAGTCTTTAGGTTTATTTAAATAATCTGGATTGTCAAAGGTTGCTTTAAGTGCTGTCTGAACATCTTCATCCAAAGCATTAAATTCTTGAACTGCTTTATCATTATCCATGCTAAGCAATTCACGATGCTTATCGTATAGTTTACCCCAAGAATTTATCTGTTGTAAATTAGATTCTGGAATACCAGTACGATAAGAGGCAACCGCTAATTCAGGATTGTATTTTGAATCAGTATAAGCAGACCAACCTTGCGGTGGTGTCCAGCCTTGTAAGCGAGCCACTAATTAAAATCCGTTCTTTAAAACATCTCATTGAAAATTGCCGACAGTTTTCCTGTATTGTCCCCAGGTATTAATTTAGATAATTCAGATTGTAAAGTTGGTTGAGGTGGAGCAGCAGGTAAATTTAAATTTGTAAAATCTTGACCTGGACCAAAACTCATTCCTGCTGTTAATGGTTCGTTAGGTCTATTGGTCTTGTCCATAAGCCCAGCATTACCAGACATTGCTGACATAATGTTACTGCGACTAACAGCAGGTTGAACTGCTGGCGGTGCTTGATACATACTGGCACCAGCCTGTTGTTCCATTAGTTCTTGACCTTCACCATAAGTTCCACCACTCATGTATCTTGTTGGTTGTTTGGATACATTCATGTCAGTTCTTTTTGATTGTGAACCAGGACCTGATACTTGTTCTCTAACTGCCATTAGTCCTCATCTTCTAAAAAATTTGTTTCTGAAGTTACTAGAATATCTGTTGCGTGTGCAAGCATTCCGTTTAATTTCCACGGTGGAGTCCTGCCATCTGACAAAGCATCTAGATGATATTGATTATCTGCGTCTATAAATTCTGCAATTAAAATTAAACTAGTAGTTAAAGCACCTTGTGGAAATCTTGCTTTAGCATAACCATCAATTGCTTCTTTGAATAATTTGACGTACTCTGGTTGTGCATCAATCTTATCCATTTTAACCTGCCAGTTGCGCCATAATTGCTGCTAATTCAGGAGGGGCTCCAGCAGGGCTACCAGAGGGAGCGCCAGGTGGGGACGGTTGCGCTGCAACCCCTTGTGGAAGGGCAGCCTCTGCTGGAGTAGGTTCTTCAATCGGCTCAGGAGTAAATGCTTCTTTAACAGCATCCTCAATAGCCATACCATCACGACGTTTCTCAATAATGTCTGCAAATTTAGATAACAATTGAGATGCGTCTTGTCCAGTTGCAATCATTTCTGGCAATGCACCTGCTGCAGCATTTACTGCACGATTCAAATTATCACGCATCTTTTCAATGTCAATGCGTTCTTTTTCTTTACTTACGTTAAGCGACCAAGGTAGTTCGCTCATTACAAATTCCTTGGATACTAGTTCTCCGCCTAGTGCTTGTAGTGAGAAAATCAAAGCACGGCTTGGGTCTAGTCCAGCCATTAAGCCATAGCGAACTTCTACCGTGTAGTCACCCTTAATATCTTTGGCTGGGTTGTACTTAAGTTCGTATGGTGCACCGTCATTATATCCGCGTGCGGTCTTTTCAAATGGGAATATCTTCTCATCTGCACGCAAGCACAACGAAATTACATCTTCAAAAGTTTGAGATAGTACTTGTTGTCCTGCTTTAATCTGAGAATCAAAAGCACCTAATAACGCTTGGACGCCTTGTCCAGTAATGATACTGGCATCAATGTTGCCAGTTCTTCCTTCTGGATAGCGTGCGCCCAAACGCATTTCCTGCTGCAACACTGCTTGTTCAGTAAATGCGACTGGCGGTATATCAAGTCCGACTCTGCGAATCTGCTGAGGGTTTTGACTTCTCAACACAGCGTCTGGACCAAAAGCCAACTCTTGAACATCATTTGGCAATGCGAGCGGAGCCTGAACGCTCTTCTCTGCTGCTTCTAATGCTAGTAATGCAAAACGAGAACGAGCAAGTTGTACCCACACAACGTCATCAAATTGACCGCGTGGTTCATCATCAATACTTGGACGTCTTGCTACGCGTACAAGTATCTCGCCTAATGGGTTTTCTGTTCTTTGTAGTACTAAATCTTTACGAGATGGTAGGAATAAAACTATTTGGTCGTCATCTTCGTAGCGAATCATTTCCAACATGGAGTACATGTCGGTCATATCTCGACCTTCAGGACCAATAATTTGCGCTTCTAGGTCTGGAAACTCTGCAACTAATTCAGCAATAGTCTTGTAATAACGACGGCTGTAAGAAGTTATGCGACCAAAACGGTCAAACTCTGGATAAGAACTTAAAGGATTATCTACACGTATGCGAGGCTGACTGTTGTCAACATCCAATTCTACTACTATCGGCAAAAAGCCATATGTTAGGAACCAGTCAGCCCCAGTATACATTTGGGTTTGTAAACGAGATGATTGAATATAATAATTAACAATCATGCTACGTTTTTCTGCCTGCGATTTAGCGCGGTCAGAAGTTACTTTTGCTGTGGTGCAGTTAAAACTTGGTAGTGGTGCAAGCACTTCTGCTAAGTCTCTTGCTGCTACGTCAATAAAGTTGGCAACCATTGGTGCTGGCATACCTTCAGGAAAGAAATCTGGGAATACAGATTGAATCTCTCCACGACGTACCGATAGTACATTCGCCATACGAGCATCTCTATCAGAGTAGCGACGCTTAAGAGCCTCTACCTTGTCTGAGATTTGTTGCACTGATAGTGCCATTCAAACTCCTATAAGTATGCTTCAGCATATTGTGCTGCAGCAAGTTCATCTAAGTTAACAACGCCACGCTGGTTTATACCAGCACGAGTTGCATAGCGGTTAAAAGAATGTGATTGAGCAAATCCAGACATCTGAATTAGTTCTTTAACTCTAATCTCACAAAACCAAAGAGCCATAACGCAGTCGGTTGGTTGATATTTTTTAGCGTTAGGTGCCCAAGTTATTAATTGATTTATTAGAGCCTTTACGTGCTCATTGCCTTCAGAGGAAGGTAGTTCAATTAGATTATCATCTTGGTGTTTGCCATCACGGTCTGTGCCAAATAGCGAAGCCATAGAGGCAACACCAAAGTCTACGTCCCATTTATTTTTACCAGTAAAGTGTGAGCGGAACTGGATACCTCTAGATGCCATCCATTGGTTTAGTTCTTCATCTAGTTGGTACGCCTTTTGATGGGCATTAATTTCAATTCTTAATTCTTGTGGGTGGTACTTGTTAACCCAATCTTCCATCAAAGCGCGAATTTTTTGAGGGTTAGGGTCTTCCATGTTGTACACATCAAGCACATAACGTTTTTGAGTTTGGCGGTCATACGCCAACATTACGGCTGCGGTCTTACCACTCATGGCTGGGTCAAGACCCATGATTAAATACCAGTCACCATTCTTAGGATGACCTGGCGCTTTTGTATTAATAGGACCTACACGGCGCATGCCATTAACGGAACCTTGCACACAGACAGGGCGGAAGATGGAATCTTCTTGAATGTCCTGCTGTTGGTAAACCATAGCCCAAGTACTAGGGGTTACTTCACCACGCCTACGGTACAGGGCTGGACCGTCCCACTTAGTATACAAGCCGTTTTCGTCAGGTTCTTTTTTGCTAGTGCCTTTGACGTCAGTTTTCTCCCAAAGCGTTTTCCAGTCTTTGGGTTCGTCAGCAAATTCTAAAACTGCTGGCATAGCAAAATAGGTAAATGGACTTATGCCATTTGACCAGTGTTTAGGGTTGCGGATTTCTTTATAGAGGTCGGTGGCAGCAAAGCGCGTACCTACCACTAGAAGCACTCCCTCATCATCAAGACGAGTGATTACTTCTTTTTGAATCCACTCAAGTTGTTTCTCGTACTCATGGGCGTTGGCGCCTGTTACGCAGTCGTCAAGAATTATTAAATTGGCGCGCGCACCATACACCTGACCACCAATACCAAGGGCTTGGACGGTAGGGTCCTTTTCTGTGGAAGTACGAGAAAGTGTAATTGCATTCTGTTTCCAAGAGTCGGCTTCCTCTTTCCATCCGCCAGGAGGAGCATAGGTAGCCTGAAGTTTAGCCCACATAGGGTGGGTCAATCTTTGCTTGATTGAGTATACAAACTCTTGGGCTTTAGTCAGAGTTTTGGAAATAACAATAATCCGAGTATTGTCAGGGTCCATGCAAATCTTGTAGGTAGAGTAATTTACCGTGATGGTTGTACTCTTGGCGTGCTCTGGGGGCACATTGATTAAAAGTCTAGTTGGGTCTGAGGGTTCATACACCATAGATGGGTGAAGCCAACTTGGCTCGCGCCCCTCTAAAACATCTATCCAATTTTGCTGGTGGGGGAAGATGGAACTGCCTAAAAAATTTTTTGAAAATTCGGCAAATTCGACCTGGTACTTATCGCCAGAGAGTTCTCTAGTCGCGCCCTCTTCTTTGGCTATTTCTAGTTTTTTGGCAAAGGATGGGTCCCTGCTCATCCACTGCCTAATGGTGGCAGGTTGCCTACCTACCATTTTTAGTGCCTCTTGTACACCTATCCCCTGTGATACAAAATCAAGCACTCTCTGCTTGGTCTCGTTTGCATTACCGTGGGAAGGGTTCTTTTTACCCTTCTCAAAACCCATGCACGCACCAATCCTAATACACCATACTTGAAGAATGTAACTGTTACTGCTGGGCTGTTGTCACAGTCTGTACAGCAGACGAAATCTCTCTCAAAAAGAGATTTCGTACTGTTCTGCTAGCAGTACAGGAGGGATAAATAAATTTATCCCTCATATATAACTAATCCGTCCAAAATACAAAAGCGGACAGAATTTTATTAAAATGTTATAGAATGTTATAAAACTGTTATAAACAGAGCAGAAAGTCCTTTATTTTTAACATATTGTAGCAGTGGTGCCTGTCACAGAAATATATAACTGGAG